ATAGTAGCGTCAGCAAAATGCGATACAGCTAAGTCAGCTACAGCTAAAGAAACACCTCCGCTAGTTCCTCCACCAGACAATCCGCTACCTGCGGTAACTCCAGTAATATCTCCAGTAGTAGTGCTGTAGCCATAACTTTCTACTTTGTCTGCTATTGCCGCACTTGTCATAATTGAAGTGTCGTTATCAGCAAAAGATTCAGCGCTAGTTTGAACCGTAGTTAATGAAACACTGTCGAGCTTTACTCCAGTTGCTTGTATCTCTCCTTGAGTTTGACGCAAGTTTCCATTAAGTACTAGTCCAGTACCGACGTTAAGAGAAGAATAAATAGGACTATCGTCATCAAAATCAGTATTTAAATCATTAATATAATCAAGCCAAGCCGTCATGTGTTTATGTTAGTTAAAGGAGTTTGCGGTTCATACGCATACTCAACCGTTACTTCATTAAAAGCTACAGACTTAATACCTGTAACGCTTACATTTATTTGAGAACACAAAGGCATTCGACCAGGGCGCAAAACTACACGACCTTGCTTTGGTTTATACACAGTCCCAGAAGTAGAACTTAATTCAGTAGCGTCTAACGAACCTACAGTAATAGTACTTATTTCATCACCTTGATGCACACAATCAGCTTTAACAGTAAACGCAGGTGTAGTAAAACCACTAGAGTTCCAAAAATCAAAATCAATAATAACTTTTTCTATAGCCGCAGACGTTTTTTCAGGAGGCCTATACGTAGCTAACCAAATAGCGCCTTCAAATCTGTCATCAGTATCAGTTGTATGGACAGCAACTTCAGTATTGCCCGTAAACGCATCATTACTATTAGAAGGTCTATTTAAAGTTACAGGTCTAACGTACAAAGAATTATCAGGATTAGCATGTGTGTTGTATTCATCTAACGCAAAGAAACCCCAGTGATCGTTTCCCATAGGGATAACATCAATAATTGCAGGGTTTAATACGCTATCGTCACCTGGACCAAAATACAGTTGATGGGTCCATACACCATTAACTAAATCTAAAGAACGGTCACCTTTGTACACGTTATTAGGAACAGTGCTACCTACAGTTTTTACTTTGTAAGGCAAGCACACAGCGTTATGTGCGTGTGAAGGAACACCTCGCATAAAATATGCGTCAATAGAATCATCTCCTTCGTTAGGTATCTTTACATAACTAAACGTTTGGTCATCTATGTTGTCTTTAGTTGCGACAACAACACCTGTTTGTCTTGTTATATAAACAATTGCTGAACCTGTAACAGCGGCAGTTACATAAAAATCAGGCAATATCTTAGTGCCTATATATCTAATTTCGCCAAAACCAGGGTTATCAGTATACGCAAACCTATACCATCTACCATCAGCCATAGCTATAAGCAAAGAATCAAACGTTTGCCAACAACCAACTATAGCTAAATCAGGGTCAGCTCCTACGGCAATGAACGCATTCTCGCCATTGTCGTCATCTCGCCAATCGCTTATATCCCCTACACGAGAATAATATATTCGGTTACCGTTATAGTTAGTTCCTGAATCATAATCGCCCCAAGCCCAATACCTGTCACGCCAACCAAATAAACCCATAGGGTCCCAGTTTTGTGGGTACTCATTAGATGTTAACGTAGCGTCACCACTTGCAGTAATAGCTTGATAACCATCAGTTCCAGTGTCATCTAAACCATTAAAATAACCGTCACCACCAAAAATAATATCAGTACTACCTTTATATTGAAACGGCATAGAACTAATAAGAATTTCAGAACTAGCATCCCAAGCCGCTTCAGAATACCTAGCAGGCTTAAGAAAACACCTAAACGTAGAATGATCAATGCTACCTAAAGTGCCAGCAGAATGAGCTGTCTCATCCCAATAATACCTAGTGCCACTACCTTTTTCCATAATCATCAAACGAGCTTTAGCACTTGATTCTATAGACAAAGGCCCAGCATTAAAATCAGTAGCTTGATACCAAGCAACACCAGCAAAATGCTGATACGCAGAATTAAACAAAACATCCCCGTTAATACCAACCTCTTTTAAACAAGGCCGAGGGCCCAAAGAACCATTCTCATACAACTGCATATTTACGCAATCATAAAAATAACCTTTTTTAGGGCCATGATCAGAACCTAACGAATGCCATGGACCAGTAGTCCAATCGTCAAATGTGACAATATCTTTCTGCTCTGTAGGCATTATCCATGCTCCCAATCCCTACGTGTAGCTATATTTACAGGCTCATAACTTCTAGAAACATCATCAGCAAAAGACTTTAACTGTTGCTTATATTGAGTTTCTAACATTTGATACAACTCACTATCTCTAAGCTTTTGAGCTACATACGAAGAAGCCTTAGTAACAATAACATTGTCAAACCAATCAGGATTGCCAACAGTAGCACTCGTGCTACCCAAAACATCAGTAGTTTCTAAATACCTATGCTCAATAGAATACGCTTTATCAGGCACAGGATACAAATAAATAACACCAGCATGCTCAGTATAATAAGCAGGAGTACCCGTCATATCAGCCCAAGCAACACGCCTAGTCCATTTCCAAGTACGTTTTTGTAAAACAGCAGGAGGGTCCACTAAAGTAACAGATAAAGTATTGCGCCAATCAGCCGCAGGTGTATACGTGTTGTCATTAGCACTAACAGAAATAGTTTCTACTTGTTGTCGCCAAGGCCAACTATATTGCGACTCAACGTCTTGCATAGCCGCATTAAGAAAGTCAAGAATATTAGCATCAGTTACCCTGGCATCATCAGTAGCCAAATTAACTCGATTACGTATTTGAATAATTAACGCAGAAGCCGCAGTCATAATCCCATCTCTAATTCTATCCAACTTTTAAGAGCCATAATTTTCATAATTTGTTGTTGATCCTCAGTAAAAGACGTAATAGGAGGAAACCCAGAAACATCAATTTCAGGTTGAGGAGCAACAGTAGGAACAGTACTAGCAGGAACTACTTGTTGCATACGTTGTTTACGATCAACATTTTGAGCATTAGAAACATCAACAGCTCTAGGCTCAACAGGAACTTTCTTAGGAGTAGGCGCTCCCATCTTAGGCATTTGTTTACGTGGTTTACGATTGTCACGACGAGCTTCTCGAACCATTGGATTTTTAGCTACATTACGAGAATGTATTCTTTGCGAATCTAAATTACCTGCTCGTTTTTCTACCATAAAACTACCTTAGTACACTCTGCTACGATAGCCACCAACTTCTTTATGGTGGGCTAAAGCAACTTTATCCTCAGCTTCCGCCATCCGATCAGCATGTTCCTTTGCTTGATCTTCCATTATTTTGTCATTATGAGTATCTATCTCATCAACTATTTCATCAATAGATTTTCTTGACATATCACGCATTAACAAATACTGCACCATCTGATATGGATTAGGAGGAGGATCAAAAGGAGCAGAACCTACCAAAGTTTCTCTGCCAGGCCCGTTCCGCTCATCCCATATTTCAATGCGATTTAATTCTTTATTCCAACAAACCATAAGAAAGGGATCACCTTCCCAACCCATAGCTGGAGATCCTTTAGTTATAATATCTGCTAGATCATTGCCTATAAGTTTAGTTTCTCGAATACGTTTAGTTAATTCTGATCTGTTCATAACTCTCCTAAGACCGACAAGGAAGAAAGGAAAAAAACCTTGCCGGTCCTAGTTTAGAGGTTATTTACCTGTAACTTGTACCAAACAACGTAAAGTATTGATATCTGTAGTATCGCCCACTTCAGCTTCTTTACCTGTAGTGCCGTCTTCTACGAATACTTTAAGTTTGCTATTGGTGTCATCCCAGATAACACGGTGCAACGCAAGATTAGTTGAGTGAACAATTAGTGAATCTATTTGGTGCAACCCAGAAAACTGAGTATTAGCCAAAGCTTCTCCGTTTGTAGGGTAGCTATCATCAAACGCAATTTTTGCGTCAATGACTACCCTGTCACCCATAATCCTACGGTCTTCATTAGATATCGTTAGAGCCATGATTAACTCTCCGATAGGTCAGAAATTTTACCGTGTGTGTTTCTCTGGTCAGTACAGATTTGATGATACTTAAACATGTAAGCTTCAAATTGATCGTAGCCAGCAGTATTCCTAAGAATAGCTCCGTCATAATCTGCCCATTCCCAGTCAGACATTTCGTGTTGAACGATATGGCTGGTGTTAAGCAGGTATGCCAGGTTAGCTGGGCAATCTCTATCAGCTACAAGTGGAAGTGAAACATCTCCGCAATCAATAGTCAGAGCTTTAAAACCACCCTTAAGGGTAAGAGAAGCTCCGTCATTGAATCGCTTCATGCTCTTCAACTGTGCCGCATAGTTACGACGTACACCTTTAGTGGTGACACATAGGTTCGGGCTTTTGCCTGATTCTATGTCTATGTCGTCAATGACTTTCTCAAAGAGAGTGTCAGTTGCGGCTCGGTTTGTGCCACTGTTGTCGTTGATAATAGATGACCAAGATGGGTATGTGCTTGAATCTATGTTATGTAGCGAAGTACCAGCGGTCCCAACGATCTTTGCAAGACCGATAAGTTCGTGTGTACCTGCATTGTCAGCGGCATCTGCACCTGAACCGTCAGCATCTTTTTTGTTACCTTGCCTAAATAGAAAGTGCGAGGTTCCAATTCCTGATGTTGGGTTAGAGGTAAAGGTTACTGTACCTGCTGATTTATCAATAGATAAAATTTCAAGCCCAGCGCCTTTAGCGTCAGCGTCAATTACTGTACCAATGTCAATCAACATACCAACATGAAGTTGATTCAGTTGCTGTGTTGTTGGGCTAGTAAGTGTAACTGTTGCTGTAGATACTGAAGCGCATTGTGCTATAGCCGCATTTCCATCGTTAAAGATTTGACGGTTAATGTCACGACGTAGGTCGTTAACACCTTGTGTCATCTCTGATGAAAGTGCTCGCACAAATGAACCTGAGTCATTTACTGTTGCTTTCATAGCTTGTCCAGATACTTTGATCCGCAGATAGTTATAGGCAAGGCCTACTCTTTCTTCTGCATATCCCTGGCTTCCTGCCGTTGGTAGTTGACCGCCTTCTGCTCTAGCACCAACACCGCTGTTGCGTTGTACGTGCAAAGAAAGTACAGCTCGGCGACCTTCTACGTGACGTGAAGACCGTTCGATCTGAGCAAGCATCATGTTTTCATTATTTAGCTGTTCACGAGCTGGTGGAAGATAATATTCCTTTAGCGCCGCATCCAGCGTAGTAGTCGTTGCCGTCATTTGGCTAACTCCTTATATGCTTGTAGATGAATAAATTACTTCGTCTTGCTATCAAAGCCTGCTTTGATGCGACTTGGTGACCTGTCACCTACAACTAAATATAAAGTATTTGTAACCTAAATGCAACTATTCTTCAACTTGTGGAGCTGTATGATTAGAAAAAGCCGCATTAAGTTCCTCAGAAGTTAACACTCCATCGTCAGCAAATGCAATTGCAATTTTCTGTAGGACTTGCGCCACAGCACACACACCACTCAGAATTGCGGCCTTGTAAACTGGGATGCCGCCAATCATACTGGCTCCCCCTATAATTGCCATTACCTGTATTCCGAAAACACTCACAATGCGTAGAACTGTGTTTGCAAAAAGATTCACTTTTCTTCACTGTCCCAATTAATAAGTACACCAAACATGTGGACAATAAAACTTGCAATAGAAATGTAAATACCATATTCACGTGTTTCTCCTGATAATGTAATCAATACAAGGCCAGTACCTCCAATAGTCCAGCCAAGCATGGTTGTCTCTCGAATAAATCTCTTCAAGAATTTAATCATGTATTCCTCCTTCGTTGAGGGATTGATGGACCGCTTGCAGGCGATGAACCTAGTATAGGCTTCGGCTGTACCGCAGGTCTAGCGGCTACTACTGCACTTACTGTTGTTGCCGCCACAACAACACGCCTTTCTTCTACAGTTATGGTGCTATCTTCAGCAACATAATCGTCAAAACCACCATCAAAAATATTTACAGATTCTTCAAATTCATCTTTAACTTCATCCGGTGCTTCATTGAATAAAGCTGGAGCGGCTTCAAATAATTCTTCTAATTCTTCTTCTTCAGCTTCTTCAAAAAAATCTTCGTTATCTTCTAAGACATCTTCAAAAAATTCTTCAATTTCCTCTGGGTCTGATAATACTTCTTCCAAAAGTTCTGTTTCTTCCTCAAAGAGATCATCCACTTCAAGGTCTTCGTACTCGGATTCTTCCAATAATACTTCATCTTCTTCTATTATTTCAGGTTCTTGTTCCTCTTCCAAAGGTTCTTCGTCACTCAATTCCTCTTCAAACTCTTCAAGTAAAATTTCAATTTCCTCTTCTTCAATTTCTTCAAATTCCAGTTCTTCAAAATCTTCATAATCAATATCCTCCCATGTGATACCATTTTCCCATGGGACTAGTTCTAATTCCTCTATGTCTATTATCGGCATCTCAAATACTGGTAATGATGGCGTTGGGAGTGGAGATGGGATGGGTTCAGGCTCTGGTACTGGGGTGGGGAGTACCTCTGGTGGTGTGGGTTCTGGTTCTGGTAGCGGATCTGGCTCTGGGGTCGGCTCAGGAGTTGGATCAGGTTCGGGAGTAGGTTCAGGTGTCGGCTCAGGCGTTGGCTCTGGTGTTGGCTCTGGCTCAGGTTCCGGAGTTGGGTCAGGCTCTGGTTCAGGTTCTTGCTCCTGCGGAACAGTCCAATCTCCTCCAGAAATATCCATCGAATACGTGCCAACCGTATACTCATCAAAAACGTCAGCCTTAAGCACATACGTGCCAGGGTCTAAGGTTTCTTGTATGTAGGAATCCCAACAAAAATTTGTTCCATTATTGTGCGGAGCCGAATCATCATCTTCAAAAAGCAACGTTTCATTATCGTCATACAAATAAATATACGGGTCTGCACTCCCATTTTCCAATCCATGATCGTTACACGTTAAACTTGTATAAGTAGTAATAGTAACTTGTGTTGATTCTGCAATAACAAAAGTAAACTTAGGTCCTTCATCTACAGTATCTACAATTATTGTGCATTCCCAACCAGTTTCAGTTGCTGAACACACAGTTTGGGCAGGCGCAGGAGGCGCAAACCAAACAATTAAAAGCAAAGAAGCTAATAAACCTCTACTTAAAACTTGAAATAATTTTTTAGTTTGCCGGAACCTCGCCATACATCTCTTCCAAGTCGGATTCATCTAGATCTTTTCTGCGTACAACAGAACAAGATCCATCCTTTCCTAGAATAGATGCGGCATATCCTTTCAAAAAGCTTAGAACTGCGGCCCCACCAGATGCAAGTATAAGTTTCCATTCAGAAATACCCATATCTACAATTGAATTAGTGCCTAAAGTTCCGCCACAAGCTTGCAAAAACGTTGCTAAAACACGTTCTCCTAAATCCCTTAAATCTATTTTACCCATTCTTCATTAACGCCTTCCATGTGTTAGGTCCACATATGCCATCGGCAACAAGACCTTTTTTCTTTTGAAATTGTTTTAACGCTCTAAGTGTATACCAACCAAAATGTCCGTCAATACCTGTTCGAGCTGAAGGATATTTAGTTAAACGATAACCTAAATTAGCTAACCTTGACTGCATTAATTTAACAGCAGGACCTTTAGCATTTCTACGTAATGTAGTTTTCATAGCAGAAGCTATTTCAGCAAAAGCCCCACGATTTTGAGTCTTAGCTAAAACAGTAGCACCTACTTCAGCTTTCTTTTCGTCGTCACTAGACAAAGCAGGAGCATCATACCAATCATACTTTTGCGTATCATACCGATACCCGTACGCTTGATGATGCCACCACTCAGAAGGAACAGTCTTTTCCATCCCATACTCTCTAGCTACTTTATTCACATCCCCTGTGGATATCCTACCAACAATACGAAAATCAACAGCAAAACCATAATTCCCCTCAGGATGACTAGGCTGTTGCATGTGCCAAGAACCCTGGAAACCACCGCCAAATTTGCGATCTGGGTTCGCTACAAGGTTCGGGAACGTTCCTGCTTTATACCGTCGATACAAATCTTTTTGCTGTGCATAAGTCCTAACACCAGAACTAACAACAACCTTACCTTTAATACGTGGATCAGCAAAAAACTTTTCTAAACGATATTTCATTTTAGGATGCAATTCGTTAAGACGTACCCATTTACTAGAAGTAGGTATAGCCATTATTGACCTATCTCTGATTTAAGAAGAGTCATTAATGCGTCATCAGCGTCAGTAAAACTTAATGGAACATTTTCTCCAGCGTTAGGTATTCCACCACCGCCTACTTGACCGCCAGTAGCAGGAACATTTAAAGGATCATTAGAAACTTCAGCATTCCCTATTTTAACAGAATCAGAAGATTCCTCAGTAGCAGTACCTAAACGTTCAGAAACTATTTCATGAGCCTTAGCCAAACGTTCATTAATAGGCATATTAGAATCAACTTCGCCACTAGCAACTTGAATAAGCATCTTGCCTTGCCAAGACTCAGGCTCATAACCCAAATTAGTGACAATAGTAGTTATCTCACGAAACTGTTCACGCTTTTGTTGCTCTTGAAGCAACTCCTGTGTTTCAGCTTTATTTTGATTTATCTGACCAAGCAAACGTTCTTCAAACGCTTCTAACTCAGCTTTTAATTCAGTAGGTTCCATTTTATTATTTTCTCCTATATTTGTAGTATTAGCAACAGTATTGTCGTTATCGTCAAAAACTATATCCTTAGCCCAAGCAGTAAAGCCATCTTCACCCATATTACCAACAGCTAACGTCGCAAAACGCTCACCAGCTTCATAAGGATTATCATTAATTAACGAAATAGTATCTAACAACCAAGCAACAGCTTCCTCATCAAAAGACTCAAAAGCTTTTTTAAAAGGAGCTAACTCAACTCTTCGTTGAGCCGCTTCATCCCTTACTTTTTTTAATTCCTTTTCTATATCTGCCATTATCCTTGTCCTAACATAGCTCCTAAATCATCACCCATAGGAGCTTCCATTCCTTCTTGCATTATAGGTTCTTGAGGAGCCTGAGGTGGTGGAGGTATCATACCTTCTTGACCAACCTCAGGGACAGGAGCCATAGCTTGTTCAGCCATAGCTTGAGCACCAGCCATCTGAATATCCTTAGCTTGGTTCTCAGCTTTAAAGTTCTTATGTATCTGCACATGATCACTAAAAAGTTTTTGAATTTTTTCAGGTAACATTTCCCAACGTTTAGTAGACATAAAAGCACGATGTTCCTCAATATGGACATCATGATCATCATCTTTGTCCCATTCAGGATTACCTATCTCGCCACGAGCCATCTGAGAATTTTGACGTTTAGCTTTAGCTATCTGTGGAGATATACCAGCAATAATATCATCAGAGCCAGGCAAATCAGCAATACGCACATACTGAGCAGGAGACTGTATTAAACCCATTTGCAACATTTTGTCAGCTTGCTGAATCATAGCAGTACGAGAACGAGACTGTATTTCTTCTTCAGGTACTCTAACTTCAAACTCAGAAGACAAATCGCTACCTCTATGAGGAAAACGTTCAGGGCCAAAGCCAGCATCAACAACAAGAGTTTTTTCTTTCTTTTGCGTTTCTTGATAAATTTGCAAAGCCATCTTTGCACAATCAGACCAACACCTAGCAGTTTCTTTTAATAACCTACCAGTCGGAGAAGAATCCTTTTCCGACAAAATAGACAACCCAGTACCAGACTCAATATTTGCAGGAGCCATACCACGAGAAACATCATGAACACCCATAATGTCATCAATCATCATTGACGCACGATCCAAAATAGACTCATACCACGTTTGCATTCTTGGTTGTTCAAGATACGAAGGCAACTCAACACCATCAGGCCAAGGCTGAAAACCTGGTTTATCAACCATTTCCTCAACATAAGGCTCTGCACTAGCAGGAAACAACGCACGAATAGTTCCAAGTTCTTTAGCATGTTCAGCAACACCAGACCAAATACCATTAAGTATTACCTGTATCTTACGAACATCATCCATGTACGTAGTACCCCACCACTGATTTTCCTCAACAGTTTCACGAGCAACAGCAATCGGCAACCTATCCTCAAATGGAAACGGCCAATCACCCTTTTGCACTACCTTGCCATCAATAACAACCTGAAAACCACCCTTACCTTTACCCATAGGGCGTTCATAATATGTCAAAACTTTAGTTAAAGGAGGAAGAGTAGACTCTCCAGAACCAAAAGACTGATGCAACATTCTATGTTGAAACGGAGCCAAACCAGCATGAGCATCAGCCGGAGGTTCTTTACGCATTTCAAACAAAGCCTTAACAGTTTTAGGAGGCAAAGCTTCTACTTTAATGCACCAACGAGCAGACTCAGCACTTCTAGAACCTGGCTCAACAATAAACTCTGCCAAAGACAAAGGTTTAATAATAGGCAAACCAGTATCAGGATCTATTTCAATCATTAAAGCCGCAGTACCACCTTTACAAGTAGCGGCCATATGTTCCTCACGAATAACTTCCCAACGTTGATTACGATGGAGATCCCGCAAAATAGCTTCAGCTAAACGAGCCGCACGAACAGATTCATCATCAGCACCTGTAGGAGTAACCTCAAAAACAAGATTACGTTGCGTTAAATTAGAAATAATAGTTCTTTGATTAGCACGCATTTTATTAAACACAGCTTGAATTCTGTCACGATCCTCTACCTGTTCGCTAAGACGAGTAACAGCCGCATTCCAACGTAACCATTGCATGCCACGAACAAAAGCGTGATTAAGCCAATAACTACGCATAGGACCCATAACATGACGAGAAGCCTCATCATAAAGTTCTTCAACTGTTGTATTGTACTTATCTGCCATTATTTACTCTTTTTAATTTCCTTAACTAAACCTAATGCTTTTTCTGCTTTACTTAATCTTTGTTCCAAATTTTTACATTGTTTTTTAAGTTCTTCATATGAAACTTCAAGCGGTTTCCAATACTCTGGGCCTTTCCAACCAATTTGTTGAGCCGCATCTTTAATACAGTCCATACCGACATCTAAAAAACCTTCTTCCTCAATAGGAGGCCCACGAAAAATGCCAACGTCGCCTTCTGCTTTTGGCAAATAAGAAACATAGCATAATCCGACATTAGCACTATCTAACCCAAAATCGCCACCCTCAACTAATCTAAACATATTACCTCATCATATAAGACCAATTATCTGGTTCCTTATTTCTTTCTTCTAATTGCGCCCAACACCGATCTTCTAATGTAGGCACTTTTTTCTTTCTCTGTACATATGCTGGCATAGAACGAGTCATTTCCCAAGCATATGCACCAGTATCTACCATATCGTCATGTTTTGCATTAGGAAAATTTCTATGTTCCTGTTCCCACAAAAACAACCACGAAGCCCCTTGAGGAAACCAAACCTGTTGATTAGATATACCAGCACCATAAGGAATAGCCCGTTGAACTTTGTCACGATCCTTCGGAAAAAGAGGCCGAACAAAAAATCCGCCAGCACGTTGAAACAACTGAATAAGAGTCAAACCAAACGAACGTTCCTCAATTCCTAACGTAGTAACATCCCACTTACGGCACAAAGCTTGCGCCCATTCTAAATGGCGAGCTGACTCAATACGTTGACGATCCATATGCACCAACATCAAATTCTGGGAATCACGATGCCAATCCCAAATTGACATAACAGACCAATCAGCCCAAGTCTTTAACGAAGCCGCCAAATCAATAACACCAAACCGTACACAATTACGTTTAGGTATCATTAAATGACGGTCATCATCATACGTTAACTTGTACTGCGAACCAGCATCAGACCAATGATGATATGGAGGCGACAAAATACCACCAGCCTCCAACGACGGATTACCCTGATACATGGCCTCAAACCACAAAGGATCATCCTTACGAATGTCCTCAAGTTCCTTTAACGTCTTACGAGCAGGACAAAGCGCTTGCCCAGGTTTACGATCAATAACATCTGTGTAACCATCACGAGGATAATGATCAGGTTCAAACGCAATAGCAGGCATTTCTAAAACACACCAATCCTCACGAGGCACAGTCGAATTAGACAAATAGATCCTTCGGCCAGATAAATCATCTTCATGCCAGCGAGTAAACATAACTACTTCAACAGCCATCGGTTCTTTACGAGTCAACCAAACAGAACCATACCAGTTATCTTTTGAATCCCTAGCTACCTGTGAAAGAGCCTCTTCAGAGTTTTTAAAAGGATCATCAATAAGCCCAAAGTGATAACCAGTACCAGTAAGCTTCCCGCCCACACCAGCAAATCGTAATTCACCAAGCCTTTTGGTTTCTCTGATAAGTTGCCTATTTCCTTTAGTATCAACAAAACCATTCCTTTCATCTAATTGACGATTAATCTGCTCGCCCCATTCCCACGAAAACTCATCAGAATACGTGACAATAGCTTGCTTCCGATCAGGCCACCTAGACAAATACCAGCCAGGCGTATGCAACGTCGTAATCCACGACTTGCCATGACGAGGGGGGGCTGACAAGCCAAGGCGAAAAACCACTCGCTCACCCGTATCAGGATGCAAACCAAAAAATTCAATAACCTGAGCGCCATCATCAGAAGACAAAAACTCCCGAAGTTCATCAGGACCCTCTATGGGGTACGTTCCTTCTTCAGTTCGATAGAACCAATCAGCCACAGGACCAGGCCCCGAATGATACAAACGAAACTCGCACAAAGACTGTATATAATCTGATACAACTTCGACATGCTTATATCGTATCGTCTGAGGCGACACATAACAGGCATAGTCCAAAGGGGATTCCAAAGCAACCCTAGCGGACAACAACTGCTCAATGTATTTAGTTTCCTCAGGAGTAGCAAACTCAAGAAGCCCTAACAGCTCCTCATAATTAATGTCGTCAGAACGACTAATTACCACTTTGTCTTATTGGCCCAATACGCCGCAGACATCTTGCCCTTAGAAATATTCTTAGCATGACGAGCCTTAAAAGACTTTTGCCTAGCTTTGCCTTTAGCAGTTTTAGGGTTTTTACCTGCACCAGACACACCTTGCTGACCAAAACGAATAGTTTTAGTTTTGCCGCCCTCTTTAGCAACAACAACATGTGACTTAGTTTTATGACTAGGAGTACGTTTAGGCTTATTATAACCAGACACCCCAGCCGCTTTTAACTTAGGATCTTTCTTAGCAGGCACAACTACTTCCTTTTCTTAGCAGTCTTAGCCGAACGCTTAAAAGCCTTAGCAGTAGGCGCACCCTTAGAACCAGGTTTACGCATACGCTCACCAGAACCAGCCTTAATACGTTTTTTCTTAGCATGAATATTGGCGTAAAGCCCTTTCTTTTTAGGCATTACTTTTTCCGTTTCTTCGCACCAGTCATTTTTTTACGACCAGCCGCCTTAGCCGCCTTAGAAGGGCGACCCCTTTTACTTCCGTATCTTCCTTTACCATATGGCATATTAAACTCCTGTCACAAATACTTTAATAGTTGGTGTACCCGATGCCGCAATAGCATAGAGTTCTTCGCCTGGCTGAGTCAGCGTAATAGGTCCAATGGTTGCACCTGCCGCCAAAGTCAACCCTTTTGAGTCATCAGCAACATCAGCGCCACCAATAGTCATCTCAATAGAGCCATCTTTATTCTCAACCCAAACAAGATTAGGATGATCAATAGAGGCGGCCTGCGTAGCAGTCCAAACAACTTCCCTAGCTGTACTCAGCGCATTATCTTCGCCATGAACGGCCATAATTCTCCTTAACTAGAATACACCTTTTAGTTTACTCGCAGATTCGCTATGATCAAGCTCTTCTAAAATATCTTCCAACGGGCGAGCCTCAGTAGACTCCAAATAATCCGCCGCCTTACGCAAGATATCGGGGCGATCCAAGGAATGGCCCAACACCGAATTGCAATGCAAACACAACAAACCACGAATCAAATACCTATCACCATGCAAATGATCCACATGAATCTTCCCAGAAGACATATACGCAAAATCCGCATCACAAATCATACAACGACCACCCTGAGCAACCATCAAACGAGTCTTATGCTTCGCAATATGATACTGCCGACGCTTATACACCTTCCAACAACCATCACAATACGTCTGATTATCCTTAAACTCAGACTTCCACTCCTGGCAATACCTACAAAATTTTAAATTCTTATCAACAAAATCAGCAGTAGCCATAAACAAGAACATACTTCAGGACAAACAAAACGTCAACACCACACAACAAAAGCCGAATCTAGTCAATTGTTGTGTGAGAGTGCTGTTACCCATGCTGATGGTCCACACTTACACAACTACACCCCCTGTAACTTCGCAGACCACCACAGAGCCTTTTGGTCTGGGCGCAATTATACGCAGACACAGAGGGGCCTTTAGTAACTCTGTTCCTGTTCAACGTTGTCTGTCTTGTGAGTAGGCGATTTAGTAAAGTCGAACTTAGTAAGCCATGTAAGACGGCTGTTCGACTTGACAAAATCGCCGGTGTCTGCGGAGCGCCTGATCAGAGCCAAAAGGCTCAACGTGGTGGCCTACTCGTTACGCCCGTCGTGAAGTGTAGCCCTAACGTTTAACATTATAGAAAGGAAATTAGTTATGCCACGTCTACCATATCGGTCAGACCCTTTTCCTGTGACTAAGCAAGGACGTTTAGACCTTGCTAGCGCAATAAGGAAAGGTAAAGAAATAAGTAAGAAAGGAGAAAGCAACATGGTTAGACCTGTACTTGCCGACCACGCTGTAGTGGATGGTATTGCGTATGACTTCTTGGATCTGTTCGCAGATCATGTTAGTTGTACATGTATTGGTGCAGTTGTTAGTCGTGACGAAGCAGTTCGTTGCGGTTGCGCTGAGCGTGCCGACGATTCCTGTCGGTAACGATTTTGGGAGGGACTTCGGTTCCTCCCTTTTTCGTACATAACAATGTGTGCTTAACAATTGGAGGTTAATATGCTTAAGCGTATTAAAAGACATCTTGCCGTAGTGAAGCTCTCGCTTCTGTACGGTAAGCATTTTCATAACCACGAACTCGGTTCGTGACAGATGAGGGAGGACTTAGGTCCTCCCTTTTTTGTACACACCCGTGTACATTCATTAACATTAGCCCCTGCGGAACGGCAAGGGTTTGGGCGCAAGTATACCGGCAAGCCGGTGGCGCTGTTTCCAAACCCACATGCCGTTGCAGTACGGCTATTCAATAGAAAGGTAATACATGGTATATAAAACATATGATGGTGGAACTGAAACGCCACCCGACGAAGCTTTTGCTAACTTCTCTCAAGAGGTCATTGCATCGTTGTCAGCTCTTCACGGTTTTGCAGATCGTGACTCTGGCGACCCTGTACGTTATGGTCCTTATAACGAGATGATGTCAAACAAAGGCTTATTGTTCGGCAGAACATGGGTCACGCAAGCTGATAAGCTTGGTAAAGACATGAGTTATTACGATAACAATGGTCTTATCAATCGCAACTTCACTGACGATGATCCCGTCAAGAATTTCTGGATTGATCAAGTCTCAGTTAGTTTCGAGACTATCGACATGTCAGAAGTTGTTGGCACTCTGTTAGGTTATCAGTTACGAGTTATTGACTACTGGCACTTTGTCAGTGGTCAAGCTCCAGAGTATCGTGGCAAAGCAATCATTGTTGCTCGTATTTACGAGAACGATGGCAAAGCTTTTAACCACCCACTCTACGATAACCTTGGAAGTGGCACTATCAAGATGGACCGTCAAGGTCGACCACATAAATACGTTTTTGAGCCTATTGGCTTCAGCAACATTGTTGCTGGTGATCACTGGCTCAACGTATTCGTCAGGCTTAGTCAGAATTACATGGCTTGTGTTTATCGCAACCAAAAGCAATCACGTGACGAAACCTTGTGGGATACCGATGACACTCAATCCAAGTTGATTGAGTCCGGCTTGTATCAGTTGACAAATGACTTCTTTATTGACGAATCGAAAGATGTCAAGAAAGAAACTCGCAAAGTAATTACCTCCAAAGGTAAGAAACGTGAGACTAACCGTATCCATCAAGACATTGACGAGGAATTGTCCATAGCTAAGCTTATGGAGGAAGACTGGTCATGACGGAATCAGGGAGGGCTTCGGCTCTCCCTCTTTTCGTTACAACAAGTAATAGAAATAAAAAAGTAGTGTAAATAAAAGAAAGGATAATGTATGAAACCATTAGTATTTAAAAATCGTGACGGCAAAGTTGGCAGGTATGTCAACTGCAAATGCCCCAAGGGTAAATGTCCGCCACATATAAAACGTTAGCGATCTTCCTGGCCTTTCTATTATCGACTGCGTGCGACACAGTGCAACCTATTTGCAATCCGTACTGTGTCGCAACAGTCGTGAAGGTCTTCGACTCTAACACAGTACAACTTAATAATGGTGTTACTGCTGACGTTCTTAATTACAGAGAAATAAATGTAGATCTACCGCACGGTCAATTACAGATGATGTGCCTTAGATCTCATTTGGAAGGTAGAGAAATTACATATCTACCTATCCGTACTGATTACAGAAGTAATAAAAGAATTGAAGTAAAAAATAAAATAATAAATTGTAAAAATTAAAGAAAGGAAAATGTGAATGACAAAGATGTAATGAATCTAATTATTGCATTGTATGAATGTCGTAGTGCATTTATTAATTATTCTTCGGATCATTCTATTGAGAATTGTCCGCAAATTCGTTGGGTTATCAAGTCGGTAGCCCAGCTTAGTGATCTTGTGTGTGATGCGCCTTTAGAGGTATCTGCACTTGATCCGTTTTAAAAAATATAATGAAAGGATATTCCTATGAATATTGCTAACCTTATCAACCAAGCTATGTCGGATACTTCTGACCTGCCTGACGGTTATGTCCGTGGCGGAGATATGGAGATTGTACCTGATGTTGATTCAGACTTCTATGTGAACATTGAGTTCGCACGAGTTAAAGAATCTCGTTCAGGTAATCCTACTATCCTTCTAGGCTTTAGTAATGTGTCCACTGATGGCGCTGAGGGTATTGCTCACTTTGAGAACTTTACCTTCTCTACTTCATCTACTACTGGTACTCGAATTACTATTGAGCGACTAATTGCACTTGGCGTAACTACTGAACTTATTCAGTCTGGTGACCTAAATGCTATAGCCGATGACCTAGAATCCATCACTGAGGCTTCTGTCTATGTAGTGGATCATGAAGAAGGCACTGATGGTCGTATCTTCCCTCGTTTTGAGTGGAGTATGATCAAGCGTGAATCCAGCGATAGCTGATGTATCGTGGGCAGGAGGACACCCCATCCTTCTGCCCCTTTACTAGAGAACTATGTGGTTTGTTGCTTTCTCCGCATAGTTTTCTAGTAAGGCTCTCCAACTCCGCAATGGAGAGTCTTTTAAGTTCATAGCTACGCTCCCCACATAGCTTCGTAAGCCATGCAAGGATAGTAGCCCTAGCGATTATTTGGAGTGTTAGATATGCGTAAATTGTTTTTAATTGTTGTTGTGTTTTCTTGTTTTGTTTTTAGTGGTGTTGTTGTTGCAGATCATAAGCATCCTGATTTTGTGGATTGGGAGTTGTTGGAGTCTTGGTCTTATGCTCAGGAGTATAGTTGGCAGGAACAGAGTATGCTTGTTGAGTTGTTGCAGTTTTGGTTGGGTGTTGAGGCTGATGGTTTGTATGGTAGGCAGACTCATTTGGCTCATCGTCAGAGGGCTATGGAGTTGAATATTCCTGTTGTTTTGTATTCTACTGTTTCTGAAGATGCTACGTTTCGGCCTGAGGTTGAGCGTTGGCGTTCTGTTGTTGAGGATGCGATTGTTTCTAATGGTGGTTTGTTGTCTGATACTGCCAGGTTTTTGAGTGTTATTAATTGTGAAAGTGGTGGTGATGAGAATGCTTATAATTCTGTGTCGTCTGCTAGTGGTTTGATGCAACATTTGGCTAATTATTGGGATGCTCGTAGTGAAACTGCTTTGGGTTATGTTGCGAGTCCTTTTGATGGTGAGGCTAATATTAGGGTTTCTGCTTGGCTTATTTATAGGGCTACTGGTGGTGGTTGGAAGCATTGGGTGTGTGTATGAATTTTGATGATTTTGTGAAGCAACCTAAGCGTGTTGGTTATAGGAAGGCTAAGTTTTGGGTGAAGTGTTTGGATTGTCGTGCTATTTATTCTGATCGTGTTTTTAGAGATTATCCTGATTGTAAGTTTTGTGGTGGTGCGAATTGGTCGAATAGTTATTAGACAAAAGTTTTTGGGTACTAGGTAGGCCTCCAATAGTTAACACACTACCTAGTACCCTTATTATTATTATTATTTTGTCTATTTATTATTATTATTATTACTATTGGTACTGTTTGTGCTGGTCAGAGGGTTTCTGTGGTGTAGACAAAAGTTGATATTTTTTTGGTGATTGTGTTATGTTTTATGTCAAAAGTAAAAGAAATAAAAGAAAAAGAAAGGAGAAAATGTGGTTTTGCTCGTGAATGATGATGGAAATTATTCAATTACGTTAACTGAAGATGAATTAACGTCTATTCAGGTGGCTCTTGCTGAACAGTTTATGTTTTTTGCTAAAGTTTCGTCTGATGATGATGTTTCGCCTAAAACTTATGGGAAGGCTGTTGAGTTGCGTGAAATGTTTCGTGATTTGTTAATCAAAACAGCTAATGATGGTAGTATCATAGATTTTATTACTAAAATTGATGATGATCCTGCTTGTGAGATGGTTTGGTCTGTTCTTATTGAAGATGATCAAGAAGAATAAGAAAAAATATAGAAAAAAGAAAGGACAAAATATGTCTAGTATTATAGAGCAAACTAGGGGTAAAAATATTACCTTTAGTGAGCTGAAAGAAAATTTGTCAGCTATTAGGGATGCTCGCCATGATATTGTGGTGAATACGAAGGATTTGGTCAGTCATGTACCTGGTTTTCTTCGTACTCCTGAGATAGGTGACGTTTTGACTTCGGAAGGCGTGGGTTTACCCCCTCGTGATTGGGAGTTGACTCCTCATGCTTTGCGTCAGTGGTGTCATAAGTTTAATGTTCCAGCTAAGTATATGTCTAAGCTTGTTGGTCATGAATCTTTTGCTTACCCTGAGTTGGCTAAAGAAATTATGAATACTACGAATCGGGTTGAGGAACGTGATGTTATGTTGCGTGGTTTGATTGATCCGAATGGTTTAGATTACTATTGCCGTGCTATTGTTTCTCCTAGTTACAGTATTATTGAGAATTTCGATATTCTTGCCGCTGTTTTCGAGGGTTTCAAAGCTGTTCGTGAAGAACATGGTATTGATTTTGAGCCTGGCCCTGCTTCTGTTAGCGATACGCAAATGCGTGCTCGTATTAACATACCTCAGTTGCATGTGGTAGCTGAGGAATTGTTGCGTAATTACACGTCACCGTTTACTGGTAATCGTGGCATTGATAACCCCATTGTGTTTATGGGTATTGAGATACGTAACTCTGAGGTTGGCGCTGGTGCTTTCAGTCTTGTGCCTTCTGTTATCATTCAAGTTTGTGATAATGGTATGACGTTGACTGAAGATATTTATCGTAAGGTTCATCTTGGTGCTAGTTTAGATTCTGGTGTTGTTTCTCAGCGTACGTTACGTGCGACTACTGAGTTGATTACATCTGAAACTATTGACAAGGTTGTTGAGATAGCTCATCCTGATTTTATTCAGGCTAAGGTTGATGAGCTTCGTGGTTTGAAGAAACCTGTCGGTGTTCAGGTTGTTAGTGAGTATCTTAAGACAGCATTTGATGATGATGTTGCTATGGGTATTTTTAATGACTTTGTTATGGGTACTGATTTGTCTGCGTTTGGTGTAGCTCAGGCTATTACTTCGTATTCGCAGAAAGATTATGTACCTAATGATGTTGCTCAGTCGCTTGATGATTCAGCTATTGAGCATGCTAAAGCATTAGTGTAGTTGTTCGTCGGCGGGTTTAGTTACACCTTTCTATTTCCCCGTCGGCTGGCAGGGGAGCGTTGTCTCCCTTCGTTTCCCTGCCATTTAAATCGTCGTGCAAGGTAGACTTGGTAAACGAGCTAATTGTGCGACATAGAGTGCCCTAATAGGTTAAATGTGTTTAGGATTGGAAAGTATACTTAATCACGTGTGTCCAGTGCCCTGAGAATCGTCGCAGATGGGTAAGGAGAGACTAAATAACAGCTCTAAAAGTTCTAGGCCCAGGTAAAGTCGCAAGCTTGCGCTCAACGTGACATGACCTGCGAGCCTAGTTGAGTGATGGAGAGGATGGTCCTATATGAGAATATTCCTCCGGCTGTGCAGACAGCAGATCTACTCATGTAAATCCACATTTCAGTGGTATTGAGTAGGTCCACACTCACATTTAAAATTTAAGATCGCTTCGGATCAAGACGCAGGAGCCTTGGACATGTCAGGTGTTCCGGTCCCCTGATTCCGAAGGAAGTAATAGGGGAATGTAACAAAGGACGGGTTAATTACCCATTGTGCATGGTGAAAACTTAGCGGTTAGTATCCGGCAATGCAAAGTACTGTACAAGTCTTTGACGCATATGTCCCACCGGAACCCAGAGTATCGTCGCAGATACATCAGGGTGGTGTCCCCTATTGCTTCAGGTATTCGCTAATATAAAAATGTGACATTACCTAGGACATATGTTGGTGTAGACCCTGGTTCTACTACTGGCTTGGCTGTCCTTAGAGAGACTGGTGACGGCTGGATAGCCGCCCATGATCAAGTTTCTGGCCCTCATGATGCGGCCCATTGGCTCCGCAGGCATTGTGAGGGTCAGTTTATTGAACTTGTTTATGAAACATTTTACATTGGGGATAGGACATTAAAGGCTGGTAACACTGGTGTGTTTGATGCTTTACATCTTATTGGTTGGATTACTGTGGAGTTTGATTTGTGGCTGGGTGTCCGCTTGTATCCGCAGTCCCCTTCAGAAGGAAAGACTATTAAAAATCCCCCGTTGAAAGCTATGGGTTTGTATACTCCTAGTTTTCGCCATGCTAATGATGCGATGCGTCATATTGTTAGACATCATTTGTCTCATAAGCCTGATAGCAATGTGTCTAAGGAGTATATAAAAAATTTGAGAAAATAAAGAAACAATAAAGAAAGGAAAAATTATGGGTGCATATAAAGATATCCAAACTGAAGCTGAAGAGAGGGCCGCTGATCCTGTGTTTAGGTTGGCGGTTATTCTTATCTTTGAAGACATAATGCAAAAGCTTATGGGGCAGATTACTGAGCAGTTTGCTAAAGCATTTGCGTTTCGTAGTGATCTACGCAACTTTGTGTGGAAGAAGGATAAGTAATGGATGTTATTGAATTGACGATACTTATGAAGTATGAAGCTCAGTCTAATAAGAATGTAGACACTGATATAAATAATTTAATTGACACTCTTCACAATGAAGATGTTTTTATTACTAGTAACGAAAGGGTGGTGCATAGGTATGTTCCAGTTGAAGGAAAATGATATTGTCGAATACCGACCTGATATAAAAGATTGGCGTATATATACTAAGACTCCTCATGAAGGTCAGTATGTTACGTTGCCTGATACGTATCTTTCTGCTTGGGATATTCGTTTGTCTGATCATTATGATTTGAAAAGAATTAATCAAGAGGGCGTGGATCGTATACATCAATGGGGTGATCAGCGTTTGTCATTGGAGTCTCGTAAAAGTATTGTTGAGAACTCTGATGAATGGTTTGGTTATCAGTGGTGGACAGGTCAGAAGCTTGGCCATGTTGGATGTGAGAATAAGTCTTTGTTTATTAACGACGGCACTGGTTTAGGTAAGACTCGTTCTGCTTTGTGTGCTTTGGATAATAATTTTAGGTTAGCTCCTAATATTATTGTCTGCCCGAAGGTTGCTATACCCGTGTGGACTAAAGAGATCGAGACTGTGTTCCCTGGCGCAGATTATATTACTATTGTTGGTGATGCCAAGGAACGAAAGACTAGGTTAAAGCATGTTGAGGATGTCAATTTTGTTATTATCTCTTACGATAACCTTATTAAGCATGTTAGTTGTAAGCATTGGCCTAATAGTAAGAAGCTTCCGGCAGGGGAACTTGATTTCCATGAATATAACTCGGTTATTATCGATGAATCACATAGGATTAAAAGCCCTAAGGCTTTGCGTACTCGTTGTTGTTGGACTCTTGCTGGTAATGCTGATAAAAGGATAGCGTTAACTGCTACTCCTACTACTGGTAACCCCGAAGATTTGTGGGCGCAATGGCGTTTCCTTGCACCTAAAGAGTTCCCTACGTTAACTGCTTGGCGTGAACGTTTTCTTAATATGCGTGAGAACTGGCACGGTGGTTTAGATTGTATTGGTTGGAATGAAACAGGTCATACACATTACCTTCAGATATGTGGGTGGCGTACTACCCATAATCAGTTCGGAGATAAAGCTGTTGCTTATGCTATGCGTGGTATGACGATACCTGAAGAAGGTCCGCATACTGTTATCAAGGTTCCTTTGAACACACTCCAGCGAAAAGGGTACGATCAAATGTTGGAATCCTATATATCAGATTGGGATGACAATATTCTTATCGCTAAAAATGATTTGGATAAGTTCACTAAGCTTAGACAGTGGGCTAATGGTAGACCTGTTTTGAATGACGCCAATCGTGTCATGGGTTTGTCTACTCCTTCTGCCAAGGTTGATGCGATGATTGATCTACTCGAAGATGTTGATTGTAATGTTGTTGTATTTTGTGAGCATTCTAAGGTAGCTGGCATGATTTATCGTGGGCTTGATGAGCGTTTGCCTCAAAAATTTCTTGTAAATATTATTACTGGTGATACCAGGCAAGCCTCCAGGGACCATATCATTAGGTCTTTTCAAGATGTTAATGATCTGACTCGTAAGATTCTTGTTTGTACTAGTGGCACGATGTCTGAATCTGTATCTCTTACTAACGCTGGTTTGCTTGTGTTCGCTCAGGAACCAACCAGCTTACAACAGTTCATTCAATGTCGTGGTCGTGTTCGTAGGGTAGGTTCAACTCATGTTGTCCCTGCTATATCCCTCCGAGCTGAAGACACTGTAGAGGAGCACCTTGCTTTGCATATGTCTAATAAAATAAAGGTGTATGAAGAATACTTTGAAGCTTTATCTAATGAAAGGAAATAAAGATAATGGGTAATTTAAGAAAGATAGGTGAGATACCTGTTGACTCAGGTCAGATGATGTTAATAGATCCTTGCTATATTCTGGCTGATAATAATACTAAGGATGAAAAGTTAAACAAGTTATATGAAGATGCTTGTAGTGTTTCATGTAGCGATGAGATGGCTGGAACATTTAACCTTGGTGCAGTATGTAGTACTGGCTACGGTGATGGTTCTTATCCTGTGTACGTTGATGTAGAGGATGGTCGCATCTCAAAGATGGTGATTAGATTCATCAGGCCTAACGCTTGGTACGAAGATGATGAAGAAGACATGGATTGGTAGTATACTCTAATCCATGGGTATGACGTTCGGAGCTTGGCTCAGATACGGAATTGAAGAAGGGTATTGCACATCTAACTACTGCGCTAACCATGACTTGTATGCACCTGAAGATGGAGAACTGTTTGGTCAGCTCGCTGATGAGTATGACGGTATGGATTTCTGTTGGCCTACAGTCAGGTTACGCACGTTAGCTGAGGATGTTTAGTGGAACCTAAGATTCTGTTTTATGACATTGAAACTGCGCCTAACTTGGCGTATGTGTGGGGCCATTATCAACAGGATGTTATAGCTCATGAACGTGAGTGGTACATCCTTTGTTTTGCTTGGCGTTGGGGTCATCAGAAAACTATACATGCGTGTGCTCTTCCTGATTTCCCTAAGACATATGCTAAAGATCCTGAAGATGATTTCCATGTAGTAAAGAAACTGCATGAATTATTTGATGAAGCTGATGTTATTGTCGCTCATAATGGAGATGCTTTTGATTACAAAAAAGCTAACGCCAGGTTTGTTAAACATGGGCTTGGTCCTGCATCTCCTGTTAATTCTATTGATACTCTCAAGCTAGCTCGTAGACATTTTAAGTTCACCACTAATCATCTTAATAGTTTAGGTAAGTACTTAGACATTGGTGTAAAGACTGACACTGGTGGTTTTAAAACGTGGGCTGGCTGTATGCGAGGTGATCCTGCGGCATGGAAAACCATGGTCAAGTACAACAAGCAGGATATTAATTTATTGTACGACGTGTACATGGCGTTACGCCCTTGGATGAACAATCATCCTAATTGGAATATGTATACCGAAAAGAATGGTTGTCCTACGTGTGGTCATAAGCAGGTTATTCGTCGTGGTTATAGACGTACTCGTACTATGACATATATTCAATATCAATGTAAGGGATGCGGTGCTTTTTCTCGTCAGCGTGTTGCTGAAAAAGATTATCGCCCTGGCATTGTTTAAATAATTAAATAAAAAAACAGAAAAGAAAGGAAAAGTTATGACTTACCCTATGCGTAAAGAAGAAGATAAAGAGGAGAACCAGACAGAAGTTCTTTCGACAACACTTGAATATGATCATGGGCAGAATCTAATTGTCCATGCTTATGTCAAGTCTAAGCAAGTTGAAGGCGTGGAGAATGAGCATAAGTTTATGAACAGTATCCTTGTCGATAATGCCTGTAAAGATGCTGGCAATAGCGCTTCATGTTCTATTTGGGGCAGTCGCTGGTTCGATAACTATGATGATTGCGTTATAGATATGAACGACAAGCTAGCCAATTCAATTAAGGAAAGGTACACGATTCATGAGTAATTGTCCTTGGTGTCAAGATACAATAGAAGAACCCTACTATGCGTTAAGCAGACTGGATAACGAGACAAGGATATGTCCTTCTTGTGGCGTAGCTGAAGCTCTTATGCAGTTCAAAAGAATGGAGAATAATGAATAGCACAGTAATAGAAAGATTCAATGAGGAAGGTGAACGGCTTAACCCAGCAGGCAAGATCAGTGTGTCCGCTACTGGGTTGGTGACGTACAGTGTTTGTCCTCGTAAGTTTAAGTGGTCACGTGAGGATGGCTGGGAGTATGATGGGCCTAAGAAAGCTAATGCTATGTGCCTTGGTTCGTTGGTGCATTACCTTATTGAGGTTGGTATACCTGTTATGGTTCAGCCTGAGTATGGTCCTATGTCTGCGATGGAGGTAGCAAAGCGTGAGATTGATTCTTGGATTGCGGCTTATTCAGATAATGAGATTGTGCAGTCTGAGATATATGAGAAGATAGTTCCTTACGCTAAGGTCATGGCGTTTAATACTTTTCTTTGGTTTGAGGAAGATAAGTTCTTTGATCGTTATGACATTGTTTCTATGGAGGAAGATCATGCTTGGTATATTGACTTGGGTTGGGAGCTTAGGTGTCGCCCTGATCTTATTGTACGTGATCGGGTTACTGAACAGTTAGGTATCATTGACTTTAAGACTGGTGCTTCTGTTGATCAGGCTCCGATGAACTCTGATTGGCAGATGCGTACGATGGCTGTGGTCATGGAGCATGTGTATGATACGCCTGTTTCTTTTGGTGGTCATCTGCGTATTAAAAAGATTAAAGACACCAAGCGAGCGAAGCCTCCTTATGTTCAGCTTAATGAAATGCGTTTTGATTCGGAAAGAATTAAGTTAGCTGAGGATGAAATTACTCATTTGTTGCATCAAATAAGTTCCGACGTGGTACACTTACCTAACCCTACTTGGACTTGTCCCTCTATGTGTAGTTTTTACGACGCATGTGAGGCGAAAAGTGCTAACCAAGATTGGGAATACGTAATGAAAGTTGATCACAAGAAAGGAACTTGATGAATGATTTGAAAGTATTCCTCCACATACATGGAGTGTTTGGTTCAGGTAAGACAGCGTTTGGTTTGTCTGGCCCTGGGCCTCGTTTAATAGCTGACGTTGAAGGCGCTAGCTTTAAGTCTAAGTATGGCGGAATAAAAATTCTTTGGGATGACTGGCATAAGTCTGGTCAAGATGACGCTGATACTGTTGTCTATCCCATTAAAGAAGAGGATGATCTTAAATGGATTATTGATTACCTGAAAAAGGGTGAGCATCCGTTTGAAACATTTACTCTTGATAGCTTGACTTTGTATCAGACAAAGTTAAAGCGTGAACTTCAACAACCTAACCAAGAGTTTAATCCTGATGCTGAGTTTACGTTCCATGCGTGGAATCGTGTGCTTAATCATATGCTTATGCAATGTGAGGATCTCTTGTCTGTTGTTGAACCTAGTGCTAAGAAACCTATGAATGTTTGTTTGATATCTGCTACTGATCGTGAGGCTCATTACATGCGCCCATTGTTGGAAGGTCAGATACGTAAACGTTTGCCAGGTTTAGTAGACATACATGGGTTTATGAAACTGCAACGTGATAAGCAAGGCGAGCTTCGTCAGCTTATGCAGTTTGAACCTACTGATCTTGTTGATGCTAAATGTCGTTTGTGGCAAATTGCAGAACAGCATGATAAAGGATACATTGTTGATCCTACTATTGAAAAAATATTAGAAACGCTAAATAAATAAAATAAACAAAGGAGAAGATTATGCCTTCATTTAGTGATTTACGTTCTTCAGCAGAAGAGCGGTGGACACCCGAAGAGGGTGGCGAATATACGACAGTCGTTGTTGAGTGTCGTGTTGGTGAAACAGCTAACGGATTTCCATCTGTTAGTTTGTGGCACGAAGTTGTAGGTGGTGAAGATTCTGGAGAACGTTTCTGGGATAACACCTACTTTTCATCTAATGGTCGAGCCAATGCTATGGCATTTGCGAAGCTTGAGGCCGCTACGTCTGTAGCTAACGAAGCTTTCTGGGCTAAAGATCCTGATGAAATGGAAATTGAGCGTGCCTTGATGGGTGCAAAACTAAAGGTACGTACTACCTTTGATGAGAATGACAGGGACCCACAACGGCCTTGGCTTCGTTGCACATACATGGCACTTAACGAAACCATAGAAGAATTTTAGGGGGATAAGGGAATGACACCGGATGTAGCGAACTCTGTAGCACAACAAGCTAACGCTAGAACTCTGCGGAAAGAACTACATCCGGCTGTCGTCTTATCTTACTTTGGTCACGAACCTCAGATAGTCGGCAAGATTAGGTTATCTTATTCAAGTCCCTTTCGGGAAGATAAGAATCCTTCTCTTGATGTCTATCGCAATCAACGTAACGAATGGCGTGTAGGTGATTTCGCTGAAGGATTTCAAGGTTCTTCTATTGATCTTATCTTACGTTTCAAAACTGATTGGAGTACACAACAAGCTATTGATTTAGCTCGTGTGTTGTACGCTACCCAGTTATCTAATGGAGTTGACTACACCACTCCAGAGATAATGGGTCGTGAATTTCGTTGGCCTAATCCTCGCCATGATGACAGGTCTGCTCGTATATGGCATTTCCACTATCAGAAAACTCATCCTTGCCTGCCTCCGGTAGGTTTTCTTAGGTCTGAGTTCGGCATCCATGTTATGCCAAACGAGATGGTGTTTGCACCGTACTATGATAAGTACAGTAGTATCATTGGATACAAAACATTGTCTCGTAGTGGTGGTAAAAGAGCGGGTGTAGGGTCCAAAATGGCTCTTTACGGGACACGAGATGCTTTGCGTAGATTGGAATATGTTGACGGGCCTGTCATCATGTGTGAAGGGGAATCAGATACTTGGGTTATGGAGTATTTGTATGGTAATGAATATGTTGTTGTTGGTTTCCCTGGCGCTAACCAAAACATTCAGGAGATACTAGGAGTTTACGATGATGATGTGTGGCTTGAACGTGACATATCTATTGTGTTTGATGGTGATGCCGCTGGCACATCTGGTCGTGCTCAGGTAGCTGAGTGGTTGCATCGAAAGGAAGCGTATGTTTCTTTAACTCCATTGCCTGATAATAAAGATGTTGCTGACATGCAGGAGCAGGACATTCGTGACTTGTTTAATAACTGGCAGATGCCGTATGGTGAGCGACAGAAGATTACAAAGATAGGTAACTTGTATCGCAGGTTAACTAGTGATGGTTCTCAGGGAACTGAGATATCTAACTGGGCTATTGACATTACTCGTTTTTTAATAGGTGAAGATTCTGATACGTGGGCTATAGAAGGCAAGCTTCTACCTACTGGTAGGAATGTTTCTATATCCTCTACAGAATTTAGATCTGTTCAAAAACTTATTGATTGGTCACAGCGTAATACTAGACAGTTCTTTGGTAACACTACTGATGCTCAGAAATTAGGGTCCTTCCTTCTTAATGAGGCTACAATGAAACCTGTGGGAAGGATGACTTCAAGAATAGGATTACATAGGGGCGACTTCGTGTGGCCTACTGGTTCTATTGGAGATCAAGAATGGAAGTATCTCCCAAAAGAAACTGGTTTAAAACTAGACAAAACTAATGTTATGTTGTCTGAAAACGTGCAAGAAGCACATGCTTTACGCATACTTAAGTCTTTAGTAGAGCTACATAAACCTGAGGTTACTATGCCTGTGTTGTGCTGGTTAGCTACTGCACCTTTACGTACTCTCTTCAAAGAGTATCCAATACTGCACCTGTCTGGTACTAGCGGATCAGGTAAAACTACATTGACATCTCTTATGATCTTTCATTTCTCTGGTTCGATGATCTCATCTAACCTAACTACTACCACACCGTTTGCTATCTCATCACACTTCATGGCATCCAATGGATTCCCCATATGGTTTGATGAGTACCGGCCAGGTGCTAGAGATGACGCTAAGAAAACCCTTGACCAATTACTTCGTGATACTTACACAGGTCAGGTATCTACCAAAGGAGCTGTCAATACTAACCGTGCTGAAGTAGCTCAAATACTTACTGACAGTCCCGTCATAGTTACTGGTGAAGATACCTTATCTGAGAAGTCTCACATAGATCGTTCCATAATTGTGAACATACCCATGGAGGGTAAGAACTCTGAGGCATTAGGTTCATTAGATTTCGAGGACACTATTAGTTACGTCTACCTTAAGTGGTTGCATAAAAACTATTTAACTAACTCTGTTAAACTACCTGACAATTACGAACTTGATGACAGTGTGTCAGGTCGTCAGCTCAATAACTACAGAGTGTTACAATATGGTTACAACTTGTTGCAACACTTTGTTCACGATCTACAAATAGATAATGACATTAAATGGCAACTACCTGATAAGTCATGGGACCTAATACTACGTGATGCTTCAATAGCTGACACCGAAAACCCTATACTTGAACTACTACGTTGGGCGTACGAAACAGAAACAACTGCCGTCTACGCAATAGAGGAAGAAGGCAAGTTAGCTATCTCTACCATAGAACTTATGCGTATCCAGAACGCTCCATGGGGTCCTAAGTTACCGTTACCTTTTGAGAAACATACAGCTTTTGGTAGGTGGCTTGAAGATCATCTTGGCGCTAAGAAAGAACGCATATTTCATATGGGTAAACAACGCAGAGTCTATGTTGTAGACTTTGATAAGGTAATCATAGATGAGTAAAAAAGCTTTAGACGATCCTAAAACTAGAAGCACTTTGTTAATGGCTATAGCTATGGGTAAGACTAGGGCAGAAGCTTGTGGCGATGCCAGCATTACTATGCAAACGTTACGTCGTCATGAGAAAAGCGACCCTGAGTTTATGGAACAGATGCTTGATGCCGAGGAAGCTTCCTTTGATCAGGTTGAAAGACGCATGCGTGAGATGGCTATAGCTGGTGATTCTTCTATGATTAAAGAGTATCGTTCTCTTAAGCGTAGACGTGAAGCTCGTGAAGCTCGCACCGCTAAACTAGAAGTAGAAACTACTCACACTCATATACTGGAAGCTAACGATAGTATTCGTGAACTTGTCGGCACATTAAAAGCTCGGCAACAACAAGCAGAATTGCAAGAGGCCAGGGTTATAGACGTTGAACCTAGCTAGCTAATAGCTGTTCTAATGTTATAGCTTTAGTCTGTGCTATTTGTTGTGTGGTTGCAGGATCAGTAAGGTTCTCTGCTTGCGGAACTGTAGGTTT